ACCGGATGGCCGCGCGATTTTTTGACGTGGTCCCCACCCGAAATCAATTGAGCGCATTTTTGAAGTCCGGAATTGAGTTGAGCGCAAATTTTGAGTTCCGCCCGTACAGTCAATTGTTTCGGCTTTAATTTGAAATAAAGCGTTGTTGTACTGAACAACCAATCATATTGTGCCTGTCGAGCTTAGATAACCCTTATGTGTCAGACATTTCAAATTAGAATTATATTGCGTAGGTGGTCCACTATATGTCTCTTAACTTCTTTATGACGTGGACCAATGGCTTTTAATTATTAAATCAAGTTAAGTCATATATGTTAAGAGGAATTGGTATAAATTCCGTAGTGTTGATTGTGTATATCATGCAATAATGTATCCTTTAAAGTACAGACGTGGCTGGTCGTCTAGTCAACGACGAGGGTATTTACGTCAGTCTATGTTTAAACGATCTAACTACGTGAAACGTGCAGATGGGAAACGTCGTCCGCAGAATTCTAATCAGACTACCGATGACATTAGAATGTCACAACAACGTATACATGAGAATCAGTTTGGCCCAGAATTTGTGATTGGTCAGAATTCTGCTATTTCCACCTTCATCACTTATCCTTCTCTTGGTAAGAATGAACCCAGTCGCTCTAAGTCATATATTAAGTTGAAACGTTTGCGTTTCAAAGGTACAGTGAAGGTTGAGCGTTTGCATGCGGAGGTGATCATGGATGGTATAACTCCAAAAATTGAAGGAGTATTTTCTATGGTCGTCGTGGTTGATCGCAAACCACATTTAAGTTCATCAGGATGTTTGCATACATTTGATGAGTTATTTGGTGCACGTATTCACAGTCATGGCAATTTAGCCATAAGTCCTGCTTTGAAGGATCGTTTTTACATACGTCATGTTTGGAAGAATGTAATTTCTGTCGAGAAGGACAGTACGATGATTGATCTTGAAGGAACGACAGCACTATCTAATAGGCGTTTTAATTGTTGGGCATCGTTTAGTGATCTTGATCATGATTCATGTAACGGGGTGTATTCTAATATTAGCAAGAACGCCCTCTTAGTTTACTATTGTTGGATGTCGGACGTCACATCTAAGGCGTCTACATTTGTATCATTTGATCTTGATTATGTTGGTTGAATGTTAAGAGAAATATATCTAATTGTAATCAATACTGTCATAATTAAAAAAGAAATTAACAATTATCTTTAATCAATACAGTCATACTGAAAGAAGAAATTAACAATTATTTGAACAAGAAAATATTATCATATAATATACTACAATCATATTAATAGGTTGTACTGGCTGCGCAGCTGAATGCATTAGTACTGTACGAACTTGTTATTTCAGCGATTTGGGCACTGAGGGAGTACAATTAGTTTTAATACACTCTTGTACTGTCGTCCTGACAAGTTCGTTTAATTGGGCCATTGACATCGTTATATTTGATTGAGTCCGTCAATTATTGAGGCCGATTCACCAGGGTCTAGCATGTCAGTCCCTAACCTGTTAAGCTCCTTATATGGATGTGAGGCCTCACCTATATCTGAATCCGCATCTAATTGGGCCGTTCCTACTGTACTTCTTGAAGCCCAAGAATCTCCGGGTCTAAGTTCAATTGGGCCTGGAAGCCCAAACCTAGAAGTAGATGCGGATCTTATTAGTTTTCTTTCCCACTTTCCGTAGCCGACGTGGGAGAAATCTATATCGTTAACTGTAAACTGTTTAGACATTATCTTTACGGTGGGTGCCCTGAACGGTATGTCGACCGAATGTTTCGCCGTCGATAACTTCAGTTTACCCTTGAACTTGGCAAAATGCGTCATCTGATGAACATTCGAGTCACATACTCTGTAATATAGTTTCCATGGAATTGGGTCTTTTAATGAGAAGAATGATGATGAGAAATAATGGAGGTCTATGTTGCATCTGATTGGAAATGTCCAAGACGCCTGTAATGACTCATTATCAGTCATTCGCTTGTCATGAATCTCGACAATCACTGACCCTGTTGCGTTGATTGGTACCTGCTGCCTATATTCTATGACACAGTGGTCAATCTTCATACAGCTACGATTTAGTCTTGCGCTAAGTTGAGACGCCGTGGAAGGAAACTGCAATATGATTTCTGTATGGTCGTGAGATAGCTGATATTCATCACGACGAGATTCTATGTAATTAAAGGCGTTAGGTGGGTTAACCAGTTGAGAATCCATATATGGTAAATATGGTTGTGCAACCACAAGGTTCAGTTAATATGATCAGGAAAATGTTAATTAAGAGAATGTTAGAAGATACTATTTTGCTATCTGAAGATCTGGAGAGGAGTATTTATTTTGAGAGAGAATAGGAGTTTTGGGTTGAATGGCAGATTTGTAATAAAAGGGGTGTCACCAGTTGAGCTCTCGCTTCAAAAGTCTGATAAATTGGTGACATTGGTGACAATATATAGAAGTTCCTAGAGGGCACGTGGCGGCCATCCGTTATAATATT